GGGGCGTATCGTAGTCGGAATTGATATGTCAGGTTCTATCGGTGCAGAGGAGATAGGTCAGTTCTTGGGTGAGGTGCGTAAGATATGCGAAACAGTTAGACCTGAGGGTATCGACTTACTCTATTGGGATACCGAAGTATGTCAGCATGAGAAGTATGAGCAAGACCAATTAGATAACTTGTTATCAAGCACTAAGCCTAAAGGTGGTGGTGGCACAGACCCCGAATGTATCCCTAAGTATATTGCAGACCATAAGCTAAAGCCTGAGTGTGCGGTGATTCTTACCGATGGCTATGTATCTAGTTGGGGTGAGTGGTCATGCCCTACGCTGTGGGGTATTACAAGTGATGTAGTAAGTGAAGTAGGTAAGACTGTAAAGGTGAAGTAATTTATTAACAGTTGTTCATAAAAGTGAGGAGAATTAAATGATTAAATTCATTGTGGAGTTGAGTGAGAGGTTGGCGGATGAGTCAGATTATGACGACTACTTGAAGCCAAAGTTAGAACAGTTAATTAATATTGTTGAGGAGAGCAAGCATGATTCAGAATAGTTCGATGTTAGTTGACCTAAACATTTCGGTGTGGACTGGTCGTAAGATGGATAAGAAAGTCTCGGAAGAGATTGATGCAAGCAAAGGCACTCATGCGAGGGCTGGAAACTATCACAAAAAACTTTTGGCTGGTACGCAAAAGCTAGACGAGTTGCAGAAGTTGGTGTCGGGTATTCGCACTTGGCACTACGAGCAGACTTTACCTTGGAGCGATGGTGGTAGTAGGTTGTTACCAATGGCAAACTTCTTTGACTATAAAGCTACACTCAACGCGTGGGAGAAGCAGTTTGAGGAATGTGTCAACGAGTTCTTGGTCGAGTATCCAACGCTTGTATCGGCAGCAGCTTTTCAATTAGGTGATTTGTTCAGTTCAGACGAATACCCTGATGTCCACAAGCTACAAGATAAGTTTAAGTTCAGGTCAGTATTCTTGCCCGTGCCGAGTGCTGGTGATTTTCGGGTCGATGTAGGCGATACATACAAGGAAGAATTGGAGGCTCAGTATGAGAAGTTCTACGAAGAACGAGTGAATACGGCTATGCAAGATGCTTGGAATAGGTTACACGATTGCCTAAGTAAGATGAGTGATAAGTTGGCTGGGCATGAGAAACAAATATTCCGAGACTCTCTAGTAGATAACGCAGTAGAGATGTGTCAGTTGCTTACTAGGTTAAATGTAACGGCAGACCCCAAGCTAGAGTCATGTAGAAAGAAGTTGGAGGTTGCACTTGTAGGGGTAGATGCAGGTGATTTACGTAAGTTCGATGAAGTGCGGTTGGATGTTAAATCCAAGGTTGATGAAATTCTATCTATGTTCTAAGGGGGATGTATGTTTGATTTAGATGAGATGTTAGTGCTTGCGGTTGTAATTATTGCGGTGTGTCAGGTCATAAAGTTATGTAGAAAAGGAGACTGATATGGGATACCGAAGCGAGGTGGGGTTTTACATTGAATTTACTAAAGACCCTGAGGAGTTTATTGCCTTAATGAAAGTTGATGGTCGGGAGATATTCAAAGATTTTATGAAGTATATGTATATAGATATGTATCCCGAACCAATACTAGAAGAAGATACTCCTGTTGGGGGTGTTCACTTCTACCACAATCATTGGAAGTGGTATGAAGATTCAAAAATTGGTTTTACCGAGTTGCTTGAAATGGCAGAAAATTATGACGAGAATTTTAAAGCTAAGTTTGCTAGGACAGGAGAGGAGTCAGACGACACAGAAGAAGATTGGTTTAACGATGATGGGTATGAGTTGGAGTATCCATTTGTAGTGCGTATGGTGGATACAGGAATTAAATTAGACAAACTAAAGAAAGTGAGTGAGTAATGCTAGTGATTAAAGATGAAGTTGATTTCCCACAGTTTAAACATTTGATAAACGAGTTTAGACGAGTGCAAGTAAGCCGATTCCCGATAGATGTAGTGGTTGAGAAAAGTGGGATGTTGATAGGATTTGTTGATAGCAGATTCCCCACAGACCGTTTTAATGTGTCTAATATGCTGGCGATGTTGTATGTGGAAAACGCAGAGGAAAAACCTACAATAACTATTGAGTCTAGGCTAATCAATAACGAGAAGTTTGCATGTCATAACGACAAGTTTCGTACTAGGTCTACCCATGACCTAAAGAAGATGTTTAAGTATATGAAAGAATATATCAAGCCGTTCTCAGGTCAAGAGATTGCACAAAAAAGCTATCGAGGTGTGCAACATGAGTTTGAGCAATGGCAAATGAAACCATCTTGGGGTGTTAGAGAAGCCATTAGAGACCTAGACCATAACGATTGGATGGAAGGTATTGTTAAGCTACAAGCGTTGGGTATCGAACCACCTACAGAGAAGTTTGCAGAAATAGTTAGAATCGGGATCCCGCAATTTGAAGAGATGAAGCGTAGAGAAGCAATGCAAGAGCCTAACTACAATATCCATATAAACCCTGATGATTCCGTTGTAGTTACTATCATGCGTGGCGATGACAAAAGCAGTTCGATTAAAGAATCTATGGATGCGTGTCCCATGTTTATCCAACAAGCAGTTGGTATGTTAAAGATGATGGATGACCGAGAGCGTATCCCTGAGATTGGAACAAAAGTAAGTTCAAAAGAATTTTGGATTGAGGGTAAACCCCAAGAATAAATCCTTGCTATTGGAATATTTAGTGGTTATAATATTTCTATAATTTGTAGTATTAGTGAGGAGTATAATGAAACGACCCTATACGGTGTCAGTAGTAACCGATGAGCAAGGAAGTATTGTAAGGGCGGTGCTAAATGATAACAAGATGTTTGTTACTAAAAAATTATCTTTTACCGAGATTCCCTTTTTCTTACATGAGAGGAGTGCGTTGTTGAGGCTAACAGACATAAGTAAAACTGCTAGGGGTGAAACTATTGGTAGGCGGTTAGAGCCAAACAGATTCACTATCTATTTAAACCATGACGAGTTTAAAGAAATCAAAAAGTTAACAGGTGTTAATAAATGAGTAATAAACCAGTAGCGTGGACAGACGGCAAAGGCAATTACTTTGATAAGAATAGTTTTTTTCCAGTAGATGACCTTACCCCACTTTATACCCATCCAGCAGAACTAACAGATGAGGAAATAAAAGAAGTGTGGATGAAGCGACCAGTAAATACGGCAGAAAGTGTTATTGATTTTGCTAGAGCAATACTAAGAAAGGCACAAGAGAAATGAACCAATTACAAGAGCATTTTGAAATGACTCAAACCGAAATAGCCCAAGCTATAGGAGTTAGCAGAAGCATGGTGAACTATATAGAAAAACAAGCTATGGATAAACTTAAGAAAGCTTTGGAAGAACGAGGTATAAAGCTGGAAGATGTCCTATGACCCCTGAGAAAAAGGTAAAGAATAATGTTGTCAAACTTCTTAAAGATGTTGGTGCTTACCATTTTTACCCCGTTGCTAGTGGTTATGGTGCTAGTGGTGTTCCTGACATTGTCGCTTGTATTCACGGTAGGTTCATTGGTGTGGAGTGTAAAGCTAACGGTGGAAAGCCTACTGCACTACAAGAAAAGAATCTAATGGACATTATGAATACAGGCGGTATAGCGGTGCTTGTAGACGAGACAGGGATAGATAAGTTTAAGCATTTGTTGAAGGTGGGATTCCCTAATGCTGGAGTTATTTACGATATGTTAGACGGAGGAAAGTATGAGTGAGGAGTATAGAGTCAAGGTCTCGGTAAGTAATAACTTGTTGTTACGAGCCATCGAAGATGCAGGATATAAGAACCAATCAGAGTTTGCTAGGGCTATTGGGTGCGGTACATCTTATGTAAATATGTTGTGTGGGTTGCGAATATCCCCAATGACTAGGGAAGGAGAGTTCACTAAGGTGGCTAATCAAGTCATGGAAGCTTTAGGTGCTTGCCCTACGGACTTGTGGACAGAAGAACAACTAACCATGAATCTAAAGAGAAGTAGTAGCTGGTCGGTGATGGGTAAAGAAGAACTCCATGTGCTGATGAATGGTGAGCAAAAGTCTTTATTGGACTCGGTTGCTGGGCAAGAACTTAAGAAAACTATGGATGCGGTGCGTAAGACTTTAACTTACAGAGAACAACAGATTATAGGTCTGCGGTTTGATGATGACAAAAGCCTAGAAGAGGTTGGTAAAGAACTTGGTGTATCAAGAGACAGGGTTAGGCAACTGGAAGCTAGGGCATTGCGTAAGATGCGGTATCCAAGTCGTAGTGACCAATTAAAAAGTTTTGTAGAGGAGATGTGATGAGTGAAACAACGATACTAAAAGAAGCCCATGCCATTATCTATGGCGACAGGGAGAAAACCTATGGGCATCCAGCCAAGAACCTTAAGGCTATTGCGACTATGTGGGATGTGTATATCAACAACAAGCAAACCCCTGAGATCACTGCTAAAGATGTTGCGGCGATGATGATGCTTGTAAAGGTTGCACGTTTTGCTAATGACCCAACACACAGAGACAACTTGGTAGACATATGTGGATATGCCGCTTTGATTGAGAGATGCGATGAGAACCCTACCGAGTGATGCTAACAAGGTGCGGTTGATGCGTATGCTGGAGAGCCAATATGCTTTTTCTACTAAAGATGTGGCTCGTTGGTTAAAGGTAAAGAAAGACCGAGCCTGTGCTTATGTCAACGATTTACAGATGGAAGGCAAGATTGTCTTCAGTTACAAACTAAGAAATTTAAACTACTACAAGGTAATAAGATGAAACTATTGAATTTGGTTGCAACTCTCAACATGGTGCGTAAGACTTATAAGCTAGAGCCTGTGCATTTGGAGTTACTTAATGAGGTGGTGCTGGCTAACAAACATTTGGATGGCAAGGTTACTATCATGCAAATTCTTGAGGGATTTCCGTTGACCAGCCAAGCAACTACGCACAAAAATTTACAGATGCTTTTGAAGAAGAAATTATTAACAACTGTTAATAATCCTGATGATGGTCGAGTAAAGCTAATACGCACAGGAGTTAAGTTTACCGAATTGGTTGGCAACTTGGAGGC